GGTCGCATAGAAATTGACGTAAGGCTTGTTGGTGAACGGATCGCGCAGGATCGTGGTGGCGCGGCGCTCTGCGATCAGATAGCCGGCCTTGAAGTTGCCAAAGGCGATCGGGTAAGTGTCCGCAGCCACCGCAGGCATATTGTCATCGGTGTAAACAGGCTTGCCCAGGATCGTGGCAACTTCAGCAGGGCCAGTCGGAGGTGCCCAGACAAAAGCACCATCCGCGTCTTTGAACTTGCGAACAGTGTTCATCGTGGCGTCCGACATCAGGAACGAAGCGCCGTTCCGGTAGCCCGACTTGAGCGAGTAGTAGAGGTCGATCAGGCAGTCGGCCGGACTGACCGAAGCAGTTGGTGCTTCGAAGGCTGCTGCCTCACCCGTTGCAACATAACCGAGATTGCCCCAAGCGTACGAGGCGTTCGCTACATTGGTATAGGACAGGATGCCACGAGGCTTGTTGATGCCGTTGCCGGTTGCAAAGGCTGCGCCTTCCTGTTCGGCAAACTCGATAGACACTTCTTCAGCCAACCACGCTGCAACATCGATACGGGCATCGTCCAGAGCCTTCTGGGTTGCTGCCGGCATCGCATAGATCTCGCCAGTGTTGATGGCGATTTCACGCAGCGTTGGCGAGTCTGTCCCGGCACGCGTCGTTTCTTCCCCAACCCAGCCTGAAGAAGCTCCACCCTGATTGATGAGCTTCTTGTAGGTGTCGGTCGAAATGTTGACCACACGCGAAATAGAGCGGATGGTCGAAACCGTTCCAAGAACACGGTCGATAGTGCCTTCCATTTCTTCAGGGACCAGATAGCCACCGTCTGGGTCCGACTGAGTGGTCAGCTTGGCGTTGACTTCAAGGTCGGCCAGACCCGCATCCACACCCTTGCGGAAGAATCGGTTGAACGCATTGGCGTGTTCGGCCTTGGCAGGGTCAACAGCATCACCTGCACCGCCAACGCGGATGGCAGCGAGCGAGGAATTGACGGTGTCAAGTTCCTTGCCCAGACGGGTGAGTTCGTTGTTGATGCGGTCGACCTTTTCGGTCTGCACCACATCGCCAAGCCTGTTGTTGATGTCGGCCAGTTCCTTCGTGCGTTCAGCCTTGAACGTCTCGAAGGTGGTCTGGATTTCTGCAAGGATGGTGGCCGGATTGGTGGCGTCAGAACGCACACCGGTGATCCCGCGTACGCGGTTGTTCGATGGAATATTCATTTAAGTTGCTCCTATGAGCGCATGGTTTGAAGAAGCCGCTGAAGGGCGGCAGGGTCGATGCCTGCATCACGCGTGGCGAGGTGGCTTGCATCACGCGGAGCCACCAGCGCAGCGATCATCTCTGATCGATCGTTGCGCGAGAAGCCAGCCCTTGCGAGCGCAGCTTCAGTCTGTCTGCGAGCCATTAGCCCGCGATCCATATTCTTTGCATCAGCCGATGGTGCTTCAATGTCGTCAGCAACCATATCAGCAAAGCCATTCTTGACCGCATCAGATGGCCCCATGAATGTCTCTGCGTCCATGAGCTTTTCGATGTCCTTGCGCACCATGCCTGTGCGAGCCTCGTAAATGTCTGCAATTGCAGAGTCAAAGCCTTCAAACATTTTCACTGCGTCTTGCATGTCGTGTCGGTTGCCGATCACACCGCCCCATGCATTGTGCACCATCATGAAGGTGCCAAGACCCATACGGATTTCGTCGCCAGCCATCGCAATGATCGATGCAGCGGATGCTGCCCAGCCCATGACGTTGATCGTCACCTTGGCCTTGTGCTCCCGCAGCAGATTGTAGATTGCGATGCCCTCAAACATATCCCCGCCAGGAGAGTTGACGTTGATCGTAACATCGTTCTTGCCGATCGACCGCAGAGCTGCGCCCATCCGCTTGGCAGTGAACCCACCACCAGTCCAGAAATCCTCCCCGATCACCTCGTAAATCGAGACAGTGTTCGGGTTGTCGCTCTCTGCTGCCATCGGCTTCTCACCCCATTGGGTGAGGACATCAGAAGGTGCGTCCCACTGGAAGTTCTTCGGACGCTGGAAGGTGGCCGCTTCAGGCAGCGAGCGTAGAGTCATCAGCTTCTTCCTCATTCGGTTTTCCGCCAGCAGTGTTGGGCGGATCATAATATTCTCCACCGCGTCCATCTGGACGAGGATTCCAGTCTTCGAGTGCCCGGACTTCATCAGGGGATGCCACACCCCACTGAAGAGCCTTGACGTGGGCATCCCACCGAGCCTTCAGGTCGCCGCGCACCAATGCGGAGCGGTTGAATCGGGCATAAAGGTCTGACTGTTCGCCTGCGATGCAGTCGGCGTTGACTGCCTCCTCCCACATCGTCAGGTGATCTTCCAAGGTGTAGGTAACAAAACCCTGACTCTGCTGCTCGATGCCGCTGCCCCAGCTTGTGCTTTTCTCGGTATCACCAATCATGTGAGGCGGGACACCGAAGAACATCGCAATGTCGGAGCGCGAGAACTTACGACCTTCGAGCCACTGCGCATCCTCTTGTGTCATGGCCATCGCCTGATAATTCAGGCCAGACTCAAGAACCATAATCTTGCCTGCACGGGAACCATCAGCCCGGTATGCCTCAAGCGACTCCTGGATATTCTTGATCGACTCCGGATTCAACTTGTTGTCAGTCTTCAGAATGCCACTGACTTGAGCACCGTTGTTAAACACTGTTGCGCCGTGCTGCTCCATCGACAACGACAAGCCGATAGTTTCGCGGGCATAGCTGATCGGTGTCACACCCCGGATGCCATCCAGTGTCAGTCCCAACAGGTGCAGCACGTCGCGCTGCTCAAACACAATCCGCCGTCCGTCCTTGCGAGTCCAGACATACTCCAGCGACATATCGTCGCGCTGCTTCACTTCCACCCGATCAGGGTGTAGCGGGATCAACTCCCGCACTTCACCGCGTGACCAGACAATCGCCGCGTAAGCATTTCCGCGCAGCATGACATGCGCCTGCATCATGCGGCGGAAAACGGCGGGTTTCTGCCAGCGGTTTGGCTTCCTGCGCAAGACCTTCCAAATCGCTGCATCGGATGCGTCTTCGCGGGTCTGTGCATCCACCCGCCGCTTGATGTCCAGAGGCAGGGTCGCAACCGCGCCAGAAATGATCCGCACACAGGCATACACTGCAGCCACGCGCATTGCTGTGTCTGGTGTCACAGACTGACCTGACGAACTCAGAGAGCCAGAGCGCAGAGCCTCTTCAAGTTCCGCAGTCGTGGTGATCGCAACACCACCATTCGCAGGTTGATAGGATGCTTGCGGTTGTGTCTGTGGAGTTCCGAAAACCCTTTGAAGCCAGCCCATCAGAGAACAAGCAGCCCGCGAACGGAATAAGCATCAGAGGTGTCTTCTTTTGCCATCGCTTCCACCCCTTCCGCCATTGCTAACGCTACCATGCCGTCGATCCGGCCAGTGGCTTTCGATTTATCCAGCTTCCGGTTTCCTGCCGGATCAGGTAGGGAGACTGCATTCGCCGCACACATTGCCAGCACTGGGTGCCCGCCATGCCGAACTTTACCTGCCAGCAAGTCAGCCTCCAGCGCATCAAGCGCGGGCGACATTGACGCATAACCCTGACCGAAAGGAACAAGCGGCAATTGCACGCCCTGCCGTTCGAACGCGCCGGTCAATCGGTCCATACGCCAGCGGTCAAATGCGATGTTCGCAATGTCCAGCCCTGCGCAAATCTCGCCAATATCCCGCGCTACGAAATCGTAATCGATCACCTTGCCTGGTGTAGTCCGCAAAAAACCTTGCTTGACCCAAACGTCATACTGTGCACCATCGCGCTTTGATGCTTCCTGGATGCTGTCCTGTGGCAGCCAGAAGAACGGGTGCACACCGAGCAAGCCATCCTTGCGGTTTGTCAAAACAAACGAGGTCAAGTCAGTCGTGGCCGACAGATCAAGACCACCAAAAAACACCCCTTCAAGTGGTCCCGGCGATTCATTCCCTTGCCTCCAGGTTGATGGTGACACAAATGGCGCCACCATATTCACCCTCTGGTTGAGGTAAAGGTTTCTGAAGCTGCTCTCAAAACTCGGCATTCGGCTGGCCTTTTCCGCCATCGAAGCCATTTCGACCCTTGAACGAAATGTCCCAAGGGCTGGATTAGCTCTCTTCCATGCCTTTTTGTCTAGCAGCTCAACAGTGTCTTCTGTGGTGTGCAGCTCAAGGACTGTGTGTGGGTTAGGACTTCGAACTGCATCGTCAATCCACACAGAGAGCAGGTCTGCATCAGTTGGTGCCTGTGTGGATATAACGATCTGCATTGCATCGTCATAGGCACCCTGAGCAGTCTCAAGCGCCTCAACGAATGCATCCTTTGGACCTCTGACCTGACCAAGCTCATCGAAAATGACAAGCCAAGGGCTGAGTCCGTGCTTGGTGCTGGCTTCTGCCGAAAGGGCTTGGTACTCGACATTCTTCCGCAGGCCGATAATCTTCTTTCCAGAAGGAACGATCCTTGTGCGGTCGATCAGGTCCTGATTCAGATTGATCATCTTGACCATCAGATTGAAAACCAGCGCCGCTTGATCTCTTGAACGTGCACCAGAAACAAGCTGGGAGTTGAGCCTTGCCTCTGGGCCAGCGATGTGCGCTAGGCAAAGTGCAGCGATGAGTGCTGTCTTGCCATTCTTCCGGGCCATCGACAGGATGGCAAGCCGCGTGCCCTTTGGATTGTTGTAAATCTTCTTGATGAATCGCTTCTGGAATGGGTCAAGCTTTATAGGTTTGCCGACCAGCATGCCCTCTGGAACACAACAGTAAGTCTCGATGAAGCTGATTATCCGGTCGCCGCGTGTCATGCAAGTAAGTCGTGGCTCGCAGAGGCTTTTGATTCAGTCGCCTTGTTGGCGTCTCGTGTCTTGGCTGCATCGCTGCTGTGGCGCTGGCTTCTGACATTCAAGGCCAGTGAGCGACGAAGACTCAGGACCTGACCCATGAAAGTCTGCACAGAGCGCGCCCGGGAATTTTCGTAGGTGATGACCTTGCGAACATTGCCTTGTGCGTCAAGCAACTCTTTGGTGCACACTCCACCTTCCCTGCGAAGCTCCCTCTGCTCTCGCTCAAGGTCGGCCATCGTTCTTGCAAGCATCGCTGCCAATTCTAACTGGTGCTCTGTCCAGTCGGCGCGGGCAAATTCTGCCACAACACTCTCCCAGAACGGCCAGTCGCAGGCTTCAAGTGGGACATGGCTTGGAGGGGCGACCTCACGCTGTGCCCCTTGCATTATGCGTGACATCTCGCTGACGCTGTCAGAGCGTGGCTTTCTGGTTTGGTTGGCCATTGGTCAGTTCTTCCTCTCTGGCACCTCGTGCCGGAGAATTGGAGGTTTGCATTGAAAAAAAGG